TTTGTTTGCAAAATCATCGATTGCCGCCGCTTGCACTTTTTCTGCTGCAAGGGATGTAGGTATTGTAGTATTTACTAACGATTCTGATCGAACCTCAAGCGTAATACCTGCGCGGATAAACACCAGCCTTAAACTGCACTGCCCTTTCTCGTTTGTTTTTTCACCGATTGAGTACTCGGAGACTACAACGGGAAAGCGTCCCCAGAATGGCAGGTCGAGATAGCCGGGGTTATTGTCATCAGTGGAAACAAGCAGAGCATTAAGAAAGTTCTCACGATCTTCAATATAAGTTTTTCCGAGAATATGCCCGTTAACGGTAAGTTTGTGCGGGGTTTTATTTAAGCGTGTATTCGACCATAACCCGTCAAACGGGTATTCGGCAGTTTCGTTTGACTGCCCTCCTGAAAAATCAAAGTCGTCTTGAACGAATGCAAGCGGCTTTCCCCCGGGCGCTTCGTAGGTGGAATAACGAGGAGCTTCATCTTCGGTTGGGCGTTCAGCTTTGCGCCAGTCTTTGCTATAGATACTCGGAAGGCTTTCTGTAAAGCTCACGGCATTATCCTTGCATCAAAGTTGAGCCCTGTCTGGAACGCATACCCGCTTAAAAGTTTGCCGTGCGTTATGTCGCGTGTCCGCGCATCAATTCTATCGTCTTTAAGCGTTATTTCAGTGCCGATAACAACGCTTTCGTTTTGAATGGTAAGTGCGGTCTCTGGCGTGCGAAGATGCTCCATTGCACTTCGCGGAACGTCCTCCATTTGAGGAACGATGCTTTCGTTGTCGCTGGCTAAAGAGCCGCCGATTTTTTCACCAACCCAGCGTCCGGCTTCGCTGCCTGCTTTCATTCCTAGCCACCCAACACCAGCGCCTACAAGTCCGCCTATCACCGTTCCTAATCCCGGTATTATTGAGCCGATGGCTGCCCCTGCTGCTGCTCCTGCTGCAACTCCGCCAACGCCACCAAGGATACCGCCTATTATTCCGCCTGCCGCATCCCCTATAGCGCCGCCTTCTGCCTTGCCTCGTTCTTTTGCCGTTAAATCCTCGTTTTCTTTTATTCCATTAAGCTCGCCCATCATTTGCGGTATTTTTAGGACTGCGGCAAAAAGCCCCATTGCTACGCCGCCTGCCGCATATTGCCCGGGTGTAACCTTTCCTACGGCAGCGCGGGCGTGATTAAGTGCTTTATTACCGCCAGAAAGCGGTGTGCCATCCAAAAGATTTCCCGCTCCCATACCGCCATTGGTAACGTAAACAGGAATTCCCCCGCTGCCTAAGCCGCCTATTTTTGGGGCTCTCATACTTCGTAATTGGGTTACAAAATTAAACACCGTAGAGAATGCTTTCATTGTAGAAAGCGCAACGAGTGCAGTACCAATCCCGTATATCGCAAATTTAAGACCCTGCGGATTCTCGTTTGCAACTTTTGCGATCCATTGCAACGGTCGCATGAGTATTTCGCCGCCTATTGCATTTAATGAAGTTTGCAGCGATTGAAGATTTGATTTTATTGATTCAGCATTTTTTCTAGCGCGGCGGCTTACTGCATCCTGCGTATCGCCAAGTTCTCCCACTTTATCGATGGTGTCTTGATAGTGGTTGTTGTACGTCTTTAGTGCGAAAATTGTTTGCTGGCTAAACCCCATCCCATCAAGCCTATCTATGCTAAGCTTCCTATCGTTGAGCTGTGTAATAAGGGTGTCTGCTATTTCGCTAAAACTTTTTACATTTCCTTCGGCATCTTTTAAGTCAAAGCCAGCAAAGTTTTTCCGCACCTTATCGCGTATATCATTTGATGCAAATTCCTGCATCGCTTTTTCGTATCGTGAAATTGCTTCGGTATCAGATACTCCGTTATTGAGGGTAAGAATAACACGGTAAATATCTTCGAGATCGTCGACCTTGCCGCCTGATACTTCCAAAATTTTAGCAAGGTCGTTTCCGAATTGCGTTATATTCCCGCCCTTAGCTTTACTGTTCATTTCCGTGATGTTATTTAACTTTTCGGTGATGACATCAAGGGAAGCGCCGCGGTTTGCAAGCTCGTTGTAAAACGTGCCAAAATTTTCGCCAGACATCCCAAGCCCTTGAATGGCTGATGCAGCAAGAGGAGCAGCAGCGCGTATCTCTTCCAAGCCGATGGAATTTTCAGCAAGCGCGTTGCCAAACGACACAAGCCCGTCAACGGAAATCTTTGCGTCCGCTGCCACTGCCAAGAGTTTGCGGCGTAATGCGTTTGTTTCGGCGGCAGTGGCTCCGGCTGCCGTTCCCATGCGGATGAGCTTATCTTCGTAATCGGTGTTGAACTTGATAATGTTAAACGCGCCGAAGGCAAGACCAAGCCCGCCAATCTTTGCACCCAGTGAATCAAACGCCCGCCCTGAAACACGTGCAACTTGCGATGCGGTACTGCCGAACCTTTGCACGTTTGCGGCAGCGCCTTTGACTGCTGAGGAAAGTTTATCTTTAAGGTGCAGTTCTACGCTTGCTTTAAGGTCAGCCACTTTTTCCCCCGTGCATTATGTTGTAGACTTTTATTGCTTCATCATGCCACGCCTTTAATTCAGGAAAATAAAAGTCCATCACGCGGTCAAAACCGATTGCGGGCATCAGCATCAAAAGTTCCGTTACGATTCGGCGGAGTCCTGCGGCGAACTCTCCGGCTGTACATCGTTCGCCGCTTCCAGAGGGTTGTCGGTTTCAGTGCCTTCAAAGAGATTGATTTGACCTGTATAGCGCAGATTTGTCCGCGCAAGAATAACCGAGCAATTTGCAAAATCTTCAGGTACTAATTGTTCAAGAAGATACTTTGAGACACCCGTCATACTCTCCATAAGCGCAAGAGCGGCTGCTACTGTTTTGTCCTGGCAGCCGTCAGTTGCCATTGCGTCCTTTGTTGTCGGCGGGCGGAAGTTTAGTTCCGTTACCGTCATTTCTTTACCCTTAAGCGGGACGTACAGCTTCACCGTTTCTACTGCAAAGGGACTTATCTTTTTCATATTACCGCCTCCTATTTAATGCGGGGACTTTTCGCGCTTTGAAACACGATGTCCATTTCGGCAGCGCCCAATGTCCCAGGCTCTTTTGCCCATGCGTTTGGCATCGAATACTGCTTGCCGCCAGTTGTAAAAATGGTGAGTGTGTCCTCGTCCTGCGAGGTAAACTCCTCAATGCCGTATTTGCCTGTTGCGTTTAATTTCAGGCTTAATTCCGCGCACTGCTGCGACACGGTGTAGCCGGTATTTTCAGGCACTGCGCCCTCTTTTACTTCGCGCACTTGCCCAGCCGGTCGGAAGGTGCTGCCTGTTTTTTGCAAAGGCAGTTCGCCTAAATTAGATGAAATGACGCGATGTACACTTTCAAGTATTGCCGCCATATTTTTCTCCTTACCCTATTTGAATTGATGAAGTCCCGCACCAATGTAAAACTGACCGATAAGATTCGGCGTGTGTTTGTACTCAAGGCGCGTTTTGCTTCCCGCTTTGATTTCGACAATGACGGATTTTTTGTATCCTTCAAAATCCTGACACCAGCATTTTTCTTTGATGAATATCTCCTCGTACAGTTCCGCAAGGAAACTCAGCCAAATTGCAGCCGACATCACCTTTGCACCGGAGCCGAAGTTTTCATTGGTGCTTGAAAGTTTCCACGTCTTGAACTTTTTCTTGGCAGTCTGATTGATGTACGCACGGATAGCCTCAATCGTTTCGACAACTTGAATGTCCAGATACGAAGTGTCGCGCCCGCCGTCTGTGTTCTCGGTATAGCTGGTAACAAGGCGCTCGATAAGCACGTTGCCAGCGGCATCAGTCCGCCATGTAACGACACCCGCTTCAAGCAAGCGCTGGCGTGTATTAAAGTCAACTTCGCTTTGTGAGGTAAGCCCTGACACCTGCGTATCGTAAGTATTTGCGCTTGGGTCGTCAGCGAGGATACGACAGGATGCCGCGCAAAAACGGGAAGCCCACTCGCCGGGAAGCTGCGGGTTTTCAAGGCGCGGAATTAAAATGATGTGCGGACTATTGACCTTTTGCGCCTGAGCAATGACGCTGCCCGCTTCGCTCTCGCTTCCTGCAATACCCGAAAGAGCTACAAACGCGCGCCCGCCGATTTGTCTGAGCGCGCTGTAGCGGCTTTCAAGTTCGTTTGCAAGAGCCGCTATATTTTCCGCGTCAGAAAAGTCAGAGACGATGTAGTGGTATTGCACACTGCCGAGACCCTGCAAAAGTTTCTCGATACTTGCAACGTGCGTCCCGTTCGTTTCTTTTACTGCTGTAATTACAACTCCGTTTGCATCACTTGTAATCTCGATTGTATTATCGTTTCCAACAGTTCCCCTTACAACCGAGCGTATTGCAAATGCGCCGTTCGCAAGTATTTCCGCTTCGACCGGCAACGACAATTCGCTGTTGATACGTGCAGCAATGGCAGCGCAGATAGCTTCTGCCCGATTTGTTTCATCAACACCAGTAAGAGCGATTGCGGCGGCGGGAATGGCTTTGCCGTTTACAGTGATGTTCACCGCTCCTTTTACCTCATTCTTTACCGTAACGCGGAATTCTTTTTGCCACGCGCTTCCCGCTTCAGGTTCTGCCACGGGCAGGATAAAAAGCTCTTCGGTTTTGTTTACCGAAAGAAATGCGAGCGCTAAGTTAGCGGCTGGGCTTCCAGCGCCGAACCACTCGGCGGCTTTGTCGGCGCTTACTACGCGCGTGGCGATGCCTGCCTCCGCACTTCCGGCGGTTGTTTTGTACGCGATAATGAGCGCCTTTTTAATATCGCCTACATCTCCGGCAAGCGAGTTGTCAATTTCGCCGTACTGACCCGGCACTAAAAGGTTTGCCGGTATTTGGGTAAATGGAATTGCCATTTGTTCCTCCTGCTATTCTGCTTGTATATTCACGCTGTCATTGACAGCGGAGCTTCCTACATTGTGAACGGCGTCAAAGCCGTTAAAAAAATCCAAGTCATCGAGTGATCCTAATTCACCCGCTAACGTATGCGGCTGTAAATGCCACGACCACGAGACCGCCCAGAGCGTAATGTTTATCTGCTCAAGCGACCCTGAAAATAAACACTCTGCACTTATTTCTTCCGGTATATTCAGACTGTATTTATGGTCAAGTGTTTTCAGCGTTGCAATCAATTTCGATGCGATTGATAGAGCGCCGTTGTACAGCCTGTCAACATTTGTCGCACGGTACAAAATGAAACTTGCGAACTCAACACTGTCATCGCTTTCGCGGGCGCGTAAAATCGAAGTTAGGATCGCAGGCGTTCTCTGCGCCGCTTCTTTAATGTCGCTTACCGTAAAGCGCCCTGGATGCGATGCTATGTGAAAGCCTTTTTCAGTGAACGTATTTTTTATGTGGTTCACCGCTGTATCGCGCAGGTCAACTAAGTTCGCTACCATTTGAAAGTCCTCGCTAAAAACTTCTCGATAATCTCGTCAATTTCCTGCACGTCATTTGTTGAGAGACCAATAAAAGGGCGTGCGGGAATATTTTTATACCCGTACTGGTGAACGTTCGCGTACTCTAGCACCGTGCCCGCCACAACGCTCCAGTTGCCGCCTTGCACTTGGCTTACGATGCTGTCGCGCAAATCGCCTGACACTAACAGCGTTGGGCGCGGAACGCCTGAAAGCCCGCCGCGCGCCATTGCACGGCGGTAGTAGTTTTCGGTCGCCTCTGCGAGCGGTGTCCACTGCTTGCCGTCAGGATCAATTTTTGTGTCAAAGCGATCTTGTGTTTGCGTTTCAATTTCAACACCGATTGCGCCAAGCAGTTTTCCGCGATCCTCATACGTGAGGGCGGCGGCTTCTATGCGGCGTTTGCGTACTGCGTCAAGCTCGCGCAAGTCAAAGGTGAGCATTACACCAGCCCGCCTTTTTTCCAGAAACGCCTGTCGCTGATGCCTTCGCTTTCGTTTGGCTCGACGATGAATGCGCTTTGATTATCAGGGCCGGATAATCCGCCTTTGTATTCCTTGTCGATGGTTTCCAGAAGCCGCATGTTGTCGTTGTACTTGTTGCGAGCGTTTTCACTGCCTGAAACGCCGTCAGTAAGACGGTAGACAGTAAAATCAAAACACATTGCCAAAAGCGCATCGGCAAATTGCGCGGGTATTGGCTCGGCAATTTCGCCGTTTGCGTTTAACAGCCACGGCAAGCGCGCTACGATAACGCCCGATGCCCCCCGCAGGGCGGTTTCTATTTTTACAGTGTCAACGTCCCCGTCATCATTAGACGGTAAAATCATGTCGCGTGAACACTGCGAAATAAATTGCTCTGCGGAAAGCATCGGCTTCATTCGGCTTTACCTTCTTTGCTAAACTCAACCCACGGATCATCTTTCAACGTGGCGATTTGTTCGGGCGTAAGCTGGTAGCTTTGCGCTTCTTTTGTAAGCACAACACCGGCACGGCGGTAATGCTTGTGCGGCGTTTTGTGCCTGAGCGTTACCGCCTCTGTGCCTTTGTTGTCGGCTTGAGGTGTCTCGTCTGTTCCCGCTCCACCAGCCCCGCCATTTTCAGGCGCGGTCTTTGCGGCCTTGGGATCAAACCCCGCTTCTTTGAGCGCTTTCCACGCATCGCCGATTTTTACGCCGAACTCCTTGCAGAGTTCGCCAACGATCTCGTTGCGCTTTTTGCCGTCAGGCTCGTTTGTGAGTTTTTCTATCCAAGGTGTAAGTTTTTCTTTGTCCATAGTTTCCCCCTATACCGCTGCCGCTGCGGACAGATAGTTGTTTACGATAAGCTCGGCTGTGTGAAAGTTCGGGTTTGATTCGCCGCCTGAAAGAACCTGCATTTCAAGAATCTTGCGCGCCGCCGCTTCGTTTTCCGGGCTGACCACAAGGTGCGTAGGAATTACGCCAAGCGGTGTGTTTCCGTCTTTCTTGAAAGTCTGTATCTTCAGCCGCGCCGCTTCGTAGTTTGCAGCGGTAAGTTCAAGGCGGGAACCGACAGCTTGCTGCCACAGTCCATAGCCAAATTCGCCGCGCCAGCGGATGCCGAACATGAACTTGTCTTTCATAAAGACGCTGTCATTTTTCGTGTCGGTTATGTCGCTCATTTCAGGCTGGGTGCGGTTCTGCAGAATAAGCGGCTTTAAGCTCCCGTTCAGTGAAAGCAGATACCAGCCGGGATTAGTTTCTTTTCCTGTCCCCACGATGTTGGAAAGAAGAATGTCCTTTCCCGTACCGTCCGCGTTTTCCTTGATTGTGTGTTCGTCATCAAAGAAGGGCTGTCCGTCATAGCAAAGACCTTTGAAACCGCCGGCAAGGAGGGCTGCGATCTCGGTGTTCAAGAAGCGGTCTACCTCTTCTGCGCGCAGTCGGGATGTAACTCCGTACATTCCAAGGTTGTCATCCTCGATGTCCTCGCGGTTTACTCCGAGAGTTGACTCAAACTTCCGGTTGACAAGCTGGTAGGCTGACTCTTTGATGTCTTTGATAACACGGTCGCCGACCCATTCCCTCATGTGCGGGAAGTCGCTCAGCCATCCGTAGCTGTTGCTTGCTGTCGTGCTGGGGATTTCGGTTGCAAGTTTTTTGTACACCGAATCTGCTGCAAGTTCCGCAAGGCGGAGCTTAAACTCCCCGCGCAACTGCGTGCGTAGGTTTTGTAAGGTTTGTTCTTTTACGATCATTGTCCTGCCTCCTTGAGTTTCTTCCACTGCTCTTCGCTGTAGCCCGCTGATTTTGCGAAATCCGATTCCTCGCTGTTGAGCGCGGTTTTTGTATCAGGCGGGGGCGGCGGTGTTTCCACTTTGCCGTTCACAATCGCAGGGGTTGCCTCTACGATTTCCTTGAACGAGGCAAGCCCTTCCTGCGTGGCGCACAGGCTGACAAACCCTTTGCGGCTTGCAGGGGTAAACTTCCCCGCGGCGATTGCGCCGTCAATGACGCTTTCCGCTTCCTTTTTGAAAGCTGCCGCGTTCAGGTCGGCAAGCTGCTTTTCGGCTGCCGCCACTTTTTCGTTCGCCGCGTTCAGCGCGGTCTGCAAGGTTTGATTTTCTACTTGCAGTGCGGTACTGTTGCCGCCAGCAGCGTTCAGCGCGGGTTTTTCTTTCAGCGCTTTTACTGCGGCGATAACATCTTCATCGCTTGCGCTTTCAGATGCTCCTAAAAGCGCGCACAATTGCTTTTTCATTCTGTCCTCCGTAACGTGATTATCTTGTTCGCTGTTCAAAGCGGGCAATTCTAAATTGGGGGAATTGGTTAAGGCGGCGCGGAGAATGCAGTTTATTTCTCCCTGCGCGGTATGGTCGAACACCGGGGAAAGGTAGCGGTACTTTTTTGCTGACAGCGCTTCTTTCCCTAAGTCGTTCCACTCGACATCCGCCCACACCGAGCCGTCTTTACGGGCGCACAAACTTTTGAACCAGCCGCACGCGGGGGATTCCCCGCCCTTGGGCGCGGATAAATCAGTGGCATGGTTTATGTCAATCGGCAAAAGCGGAAGGCGTTTATTTGAGGCGTCCGCGACCTTCGCGGGGTTTAAGTTTTTCCATGAGCGCCCGTCGCGACCGATGACGCTTGCGCCTGATGGAATAACTTCGATCTGGCTGGGAAGGCTGTCGCCTTCAAAATTAAGCGCTAAAAAAAGACTGCTTTGTGCATTCATACAAAGCAGTCTAATAAATCAAAAGCGGGATTTTATAGCAACGGCGGTTACTATGTTAGTCAAATTGCAGGCAGGGTGAGTGTTCATCCAGATATATTTTTTGACCGATGTGCCACAATCGGTACACTTGCGTGTTGGTAAAACTGTACCTGCGGCAAAAATCGCCAACTGTCATTTTCTTGTTAAGGTCTATAAAAATCTCAAGCGCAATGTCGCGGCGGAAGCCGTGCCGTTCTACCGGGATGTATATCAATAAGCCGCCGTAAAATGCGACAAGTTTTTCAAAGACTATTTTTGCATCCGCCCCGCCGATTTCATCTTCCAAAACTGAAAGTATTCTTTCGGCGCATACGCCGTCCATTTTCTTTTGCGGAATTAAAATGTTCTGCCCCCCATACGCGCGGGATAATGCTCTAAGCCCGTTGCTGGCAGATTCCCGCCCGATGAACGGGGCGCAGGCGTTGACAATATCATTAACCAGTTCGTTGTTGTGAACTTCTTTCATGTTGGAAGCTCCTTTTCACTTGAGTCGGGGTCAAAGCCAGCCTTTACCATCATGTCGCGCAGCGCAAGGATTACGTTCTGCGCCGTCTCTACCGTAAGGAAGCGCAGGGAGCGCACTCTGGCAATTCTGTTCACAAATGCCGAAAGAGCTTTGTCGCTTGTGTTGCGGGCGCACTTCGCCCACATGCCTTTGATATACTCCAGTTGCGCCAGTGTCGCCCTCCCTTTTTCTTCTGGCTTCACACGGCGGGGAGTTACATCAAAACCGTTCTTTCGCATGACGCGAAGGACTGACTCAAGCTGCCTTACTGTCATATCGGCGCACGATGACTTGCCCACAGCGCCTTCCAGAAGCGCGCGGTAGGCAGCATCGGGAAGCCCCATCTTTCCCTTGCCGATGTGGATGAGCTGGATAAGTTTCTTGCGCTTGTTTTTTGTACTTGCTGCTGCCATATTTTTTCCCTCATAGACCCCTTGCGCAACCTACGCAAGGGGTTGTTCCGACTCTTTTGCAAAATGCCCCCCAAACGCATTTGGATTGATGCGGCGGGGCTTTCTTTGCAAAATGGTAAAATCATACATCCTCTTGGTCTGGTGTTGTTTTGGGGCGGTATTTGCTCATGTGCGACTTCGCCAGCCACATAAAAAAGTTTTTCATGTCTAGACCTCTTTCTTTTGCAAAAGAGCGCATAACTTCATATTCATTCTGCGTGTCAAACGTGATCACACAGCGCGGCTTTTTTTGTACAACGGTTGTGTCTGCATTAACGTCCATAAATGCTTTCATCCCTTTTTCTACAGTGCGTTCACGATTTCGGCATCAACAACATCCGCGCCGAGCTCGGCGGCGGCGTTCATCGCGCGGCGCGTCCAGTTGTTCACCAGCAGCGGCAGGGCTACCGAGTACGAAATATCTGTGCGGGTTTTCCGCACGAGCCGTGTGGCAAGCGCAGTGCAGCCTGAATCATTGATGATCGTTTTGCGCTCTTTTCCCAGCCGCTTAAACTTGATGTTGAGGTAACGCGCTATATCTTCCCCTGATGCAAGCGGGGTTATTTCGAGGACTTCCATGCGCCTGATAACTTCCCGCGCTTCCCAGTTGCGCGATTCGTCAAGTTTCGATTTGAGTTCAGGCTGCCCGATGAGCATTATCGAAAGCAGCTTCTTAAAGCCGTGTTCCAGTTCCCAAAACCGCTTGAGGTACTTCAGCGTCTGTACGGATAGATCGTGCGCCTCTTCGATCATCAGCACGTGGCTGTATCCTGCCTCGCTCGATGCCATCAGGATTTTTTCTACTTGGCGCGCTTTTGCTTCAAGCGTTCTGCGCGGTGTGCTTGCCGAGCAGTCGCTGATAATTGCATCGCAAATACTCGATGCCGAAAGGCACGTTTTGTCGATACAACGCGGGGCGATAATTTTTACCTTGTGCCCTTCCTCGCTGATGCGGTCGATAACGTAGCGGCGGATTGTTGACTTGCCGCTTCCTGATTCGCCGACAAGAGCTGCCATGCCGCCAATCTTTGCGGTGCTGAGCATATACTCCGCGATAAAGCGGGTGTCATCCGTCAAAAAGACATCCTCGTTTTTAAGGACATCGCCGGTAAATGGATCTTGGCTAAGACCGAACTTCTTAAACGCTTTTAAACTCAACATACTCACTCCTTGGTACAAAATTAAAAGTTAGCGGCTTTACCGCTTAACAGGTCATGGGCTAAATCCTCAACAACATCGTAGGAAACTCCATTGGGAAAATCCGCTTTTAATTTATTGAGGAAATCTTCGGGCAAAAATCCAACCTTTGCTTTTACCCGCTTCGTTGCTTCTGTCGCCGAAAGCATAATCTCCTCGCGCTTGACAACATCAATGACGCTGCCGATGCGCTGGTGTGCAAAAGGATCGTGCGCGGCAATATCCGAATGCGCCTTCAAAGCGCCTCTCATCAGAGTTGCCATCTTGCCTAATTCTTTCCAGTTCTTCTCTCGTGTGGTGTCAGGCGGGCGCGCGTACTCTTTGCCAAACACGGGAGCGCCTGTGTCAAAGCCCGCTCTGTCAAACTCAAGCGGTGCAAGCTCGGCGCTTATAATTTCGCCGCTTGATTTGTAGCTGACCTTTGCCTTTGCACCAGCGCCGATTAAGATGGGCTGCACGTTTACTCCCATACCGACAAGAATGCCGTCCATATCGCTCACATCGTACACCTGCGATGCGCGTGTTTGTGGATGTACGATTGTTATCGACAAGTCGCCGCGTACTTTCCTCATTTCCACGCCGCGGGTGAAAATCTCGCGGCAGATAGATACATCAGGCAGTTCGCGTAACTGCTCTGTTTTAATCGATTGCCACAGATGCAGGCGGCATCCGACATTCTGCGCGCCGCGCCGCAGCGATGTTTCTACACCGTCAATCGTATTGCTGTTAAACGCCGAACACGCGCGCTCGGCAAGCGCGTTAAGCTCCTCGATGTTGTTGACTGGTTCTATACGCAACAGCGATTCAAGTTTGCGCTCGAACACGTTGTTCATTTTTTCTACCTGCCCCTTCATGCGGGGGTTGCCCGGCATGTGAGTAATCATCCTGACGCGCAAACTTTCAAGCGCGTTCTGCATTGCCTTTGCTTTGTTTGCAGAGCCAAGGTCGCAGGCGAGTGTTTCAGGCAAGCCGTGGAAACAATACGCAGTGTCTTTTTTCCTGCCCCATGCGTACAGCAAAAAGTCGTAGAGCGCTGCCGCGTTTTCCCCTGCCTGCGCGTAGTAGCGGATGCAGATTGAGCCTGAGTAGTGGTCGGTCAAAACGTAGCGCCAGCACTTCAACTGCTCCTTGCCTTCAAGGTAGGGTTTATTTTTGTACACCTCGTCATCGCTTAAAAGTTTCTGCCCCTGCGGTGTGTAGTACAACAGCGCGACAGAAGGGTCAACTTGATGAACCTGATTCGGGTACTCCGTTCTCATGCGCTGATGGGGAGAGGCAACTTTCATGTCGGCAGCGCTCATGTTTTTCTCGCGCAGCAACTGGCGCAAGCGATTATCGCTTAACTCGCAGTGGAAGCCGTTTTTCTCAAGAACGGCGCGCGCTCCTTCCACCGAAAGCGTCTGCTTGCCGTTCTTGCGGATGCCTTCTTTTACGAGGGCGGCAATGGCGGTAAGGTAGGCTTCGCTTACTTCGCTCTGTCCGGTGTCCTTGCGCGTTTTTCGCCCTGACTCCCAGCCGCATTCGGCAAGATGCTTGTACGCCTTCGCCGCCGATATGCCGAAGATGCGGCTCATTTCGCCAACCACCGCTTTGCGTTCTGCGGCGGTTTTCGCGCTGTGCATCATCGCGGCATACGGCTCGTACAGGTGCGCGTTATGAAGCGGCATTGTCCTGCTCCTGTTGTAGGTCGCGATCGGTCTTTGGCGGGAAAAAATCGTTCAGCACATCTTCAAGCTCGATGTAGGAATTGCACAGCGCATCGTAAGGAACAGTAAGCTGCTCCTTTACAACGGTGAGCGCTTCGGCGGTGATGCCTGGGACGGTTCTGATTTTTTCCGCAAGGGCTTCCGCTTCGCTGATGTACTGCGCTGCAACGAGCATCTTTGTAAACGCTTCGCGCTTTAGTTCTTCTGCCTTACCGATGGCAATTTTCAGCGCGCTCGGCGGTTCCATACCCGCTTCGCGCAGCTCGTAATCGTTCAGCTTCTGGTCTTTTGCCGTAAGCGATTTTTCAAACGCCTCGCGGTCTTTTTTGCGGGCTTCTTTTTCTTTCTTGACTTTTTCTTCTTCCTTACGGAGATTTTCCTTTAGTTCCCTGACGGTCATGCGGTCGATGTCGTCAACGGTCATTCCTTTGATGCTGCCGCCTTTTTCAAGTGTCTCAACATCGTCATCGTCAAGGACAGACAAGGCGATCATCTTAGTTGTCCCCAAATGTGCAATCGATTGCACATTTGCAAACTTCCGTGCAGCCGTCATTGCGTAGGCTGCGGAGCGGTACGCCATCCCGTACTTTTCAATAAACGCTTGAAACTTGCCGTGATCCTCGTGGTGCTTTACCAGAATAAGGCGTTTACCGATTTCGATAAGCGATTCCCCAGCTTGCTTCTGGTAAAACGAAACCTCGTCCCCGATTCTGTCCAGATCGTAAGACTTGCCGTCAAGGTAAAGTTCGTCCGCCGTCTCGATGCTTTCCTGCATCTTTACAACTGCCTCAATGTCGGCGTTAAATTCTTTTTCTTTCTTTGCCATCGTTTTTCTCCTTATTGCATTTCAGAGGCGAAGCGCGCCTCTTCTTCCGAAAGCCGTAATTTTGCGGTTTGGAAGCCCTTCATAATTTGCCCGGCAAAACCGCCGAACATTGGCGTTAAATGCCAGCGTCCATCTGAACCCCGATCAACCCATTTTCTGACTTCAAGGATTTTCAAGTCGCGGCAGATGTTCGCTTCGGTCGTGTTCAGTTCTGTTGCAAGCGCCTTGTTGCTCATGCCGAATGTCCGCTCTGCAACGAGCTTTTCCACGATGATAAGCATCCGTTCTTGGCTACTTAATTTTAATTTTTCCACGTTCAGCCATCCCCTTTATCCTGTAGCCTAGACCAATGAGCCAGTCCCAGCCCAACCGTTCGCCTAAGTCCTTTAACTCAACGCCCCTGCGCCATAAGAATTTTGTCATACCAGCCCCCTTATAGCGCCGCTACATCAAGGGGGATTTGTACATATTCCCCTTGCTCGTTCCGCTGGTAAAACCGGAGGTATTGCTTACTGCCGGAAACCTGTATGCTGTCCGAAATTGCCTGCATCGCTTTCTGCCAATCGGGATCGGTGATTTCAAGACGACGAAGCCCAAGAACCCTAGCAGTGCTGATTTTACCCGTCTTGTCTACCTGAAACGCGTCTTGCACAAGGATGCGGATTTCGCTCCGCGAACCTTCCGACCACTTTTCAATGCAGTCGCCGATAAGCTCCTGCGCCACTTGCAAGCGCTCGTCAAATACGATTTGATCGTTAATCGAAACGATGAGGCGGTACTTGCCGTCATACGTGGTAAGGGTGATGTTTCCCTTTTTCCCGCCCCAGCTTTTGCCATACCTGTTTGCGGAGAGTTCGACAAAGGTGGTGATGTCATCGCGGATGCGCTGCTTAAAGTTAAAAAGCGTTTCCTTCATTTCCATCGCTTCATCGGCAATCCGCCTGACGGTTTGATCCCGCAGTTTGTCGATCTCGCTTATCATGTCCTCTGGCACTTGCCGTCCTTGGCTGTCCGTCATAAACTTTTTTTCGCTCATTGTTTTCCCCCTGTAAGTTCTGGCTGTTCTTTTTTCGCCCACTCGGCGCGCTTTTGTTTGATAACTTCGTCAACGACCTCTTCACTTTTTTTAGCAGCTTGGAATCGTGCAATGCCGCTCCTAAGGACGTACTCCTTTTGGCATTCCCGCATCCGCTCTACAGCGATAAGGAAGTCGGGCCATGATTTGATCATGTCGACACCTCCTCGCCACTGGCAGCCATACGAGTCTCGTAATCTTTCGCCGCTTGTTCGGCTTGTCTGTACTTCTTTGCAAATTCCTCATTTCTCTCTTGCCAGCTTTTTACAGACTTCCCATGTTGCCTACACCTATGGCGGCGCTCTCGCCATTCGCGAGGGTTCAACAAGATAAGAAGCGTAACGCACAGTAAAAAAATACCAGTACAAAAGCCGAGTACAAACCAATCATAAGAACTCATACTTCCTCCTTGCCACTGTTGACGGCGGCGGCTATCATTGCCTCGAATGTGAGGTAGCCGAGCGTATGGTAGAGAGCGGTCTCGACCCTTCTGGACTGCCGTCCGCCGGTTATAATTTTGGTAACCGATTCCCGCTTAAGTCCTAGTTGATCCGCCAGTTTTTGGTGGGTAATTCCCCGCAGACGGAGCTGATAATTTATCCACATTCCCTCTTTGGGCTTAATGCGGATACCGACAGCTTTGCGCTTGTTCCTTGACAGCTTTTGTGCCATAATGGAAGCATCCTTTCCCCCTTAATCGGGGGTGTTTAGTTTTACCGGCTGCTGTTACCAGCCGGTTTTTTCGGCAGGGTAAATACCCTTTCGTGCCGATAGTTTATATTAGCAGAAACTTCTAACT